AAGAATATGATTGTAATCTTATGTTTAGCACTTGTAGTAACCAGTTTATTACTGAAATTTTTAAACAAGTCTGCTTACGAGGGATTTGAAGAAAAGAAGGATAAGAAGGATAAGAAGGATAAGAAGAAGGATGAAAATAAGGAGGAAACAGAAGATGTTGAAGAAGACGTCGAGGAAGAAGTAGCAGAAGAAGAAAATGAAGATGATGCAGCAAATTCCAACGAGAAGTCAGACAAAACAAAAGACGAAATGAAAAAACAATTTGAAGAGTTAAAAAAACAATATCCTGAATTTAAGGCAATCCAAGATGATTTAATAAATGGTATTTTAAAAATAGACCCTGTATTAGAGAAAGCTGAAGCATTTATGAATAAATATTCTCAATATAAAATTCAAAAGAAGTAAGTAGTGTTATAATAACTAATATATATATGATTTATATATACTAGTATGTTTGGAATAGGGGCTGCTATGCTATTGCCGTTTATTATGATATTAATAACTTTAGCCATAGGAGTAGGTCAAGGGTTATTTGAAATATTTGAAGGCGTAGCACAAGAGTTTATTGAATTGCCACAAGGTGTATTTATAGGTGCTATGTCAGTTTCAAGATTAGTGCAAACCCTAGGCGTATTTGGAATATCAAACTTCTTTTGTGGATTGAAAATGATGAAGAATTTTACATCTTGTGCCTTTTATTATTTATTAGAGATATTGGGTTCCATACTATATTTTATACCGATGATTGTATTTATGATAGTAGATTGGTTAAGTGGTAAATCGAAAATGGGAACAAGATTGGAATCTAATATATGGTATTATTTGGAAAAATTAGATCGTTATACAATAGATCAATTTGGATTCCACGTAATACATTTTTCAAAGTCAGTTAGAGATAAATGTTACAATTGTCGCAGATTAAAACCAATTGCGTTTGTTCGTAGAACAGGAGAATTTGCGGATGACTTGAACGAACATATAATACCATTATCTACTGGAGGATTAATGAAAATGTTCTCTGGATTTGGACGTATAATAAGCGCTTTTGATGTATTATAATATTTTCATAATATATAAATAGTATATTATGGGAAAAAAATGTCCTCCTGGCGTAATATGTATTGAGAACATAACAATGATATTAGTAATAATTGTATTAATAGGATTTGGATATGTTTTATATCAACATTTTGTAAAAGTCAGTAAAAATAAAAATAATAAAACAGCTATTTTAGTGCCTCCTCCTATTCATCACGCTTTAACACCTATATCTGAAAGAAATGATACAATAAATGACCCATATGCACCACCTTTAAAGACACACGATGTATATTATCCTCGCGGTTCGAGTGATATACGAGGGGTTCCACCAGTAGCGGTTCCAGTAAATATTCAAACAAGAGCTGTAAATAGCACTTATCAACAAGTAGGAATCTTAACACGTATGGGTAATGATGGAGAACAAAATATATTACCTTTAATGGGAAGACGAATAATGTCTGGAAGAGATAAATGGCAATTTTATACAATTGCTAATAATGGTAATTTGAATACAAAATTACCTATTAGTGTAAATGGTAAAAGCTGTACTGGAGAGTATGGGTGTGATGATATAAATAACGGAGATGTAGTATTTGTTGAAGGATACAAAGATACATTTCAAGTAACAATGTATGAAAATAACTTGTTTCAATATATTCCTAACCTTTAGATGAATATTTTCAAAATAAACTATATCCTAATGTATATAGTATATTAATGTCAGGAACAAATTCAAGATTATACCCTAATAAAAATAAGGATTTTGATAAACACATAGTAATAGATTATCCTAGGGCAACTTTAAATAAAAATGAAGTAGATATACCAACCGACATTCCAGGAAGTTTTACTGTACCTTATCCTAATAATACATCTGAAAATAATTTTTTTTATACAGACAAGGGAACTACAGAGAACTATTCACATTCAAAAATATATATCAATAAACTTATACATTATAACATAGATGGCGTTACAACTAATAATGATAATATAGTAGGTGAATTAATTATAGAGCATAAGACCTTTACAAATACTGAAAAATTATATACTTGTTATTTACTAGAAACAAAACCATTACTATTAACTGATGAAAATGATATTGATAAGATGTTAAAAATGAAAGAAAAACAAGCAGATAATTTAGACATAGACTTTAATACAGTGATTCCTAATCAGGAAGGGTGTATAGCTTATGAAAGTAAAGGAAATAAAGTATGTGTTTTTATAACTCCTATTCAAATAAATACAGCATCTAAAGAGACTATTAATGACAAGTTAGCAAAAATTACCGATCTATTTAAGATATCTCCAGATGATAGTAGTACTTACAAAGTAATTCCAGGTAATAATATATCAAAAAGAGATGCCGAAGAAATCTATATAGATTGTAATCCTACTGGTGTTAGTGAAGATGAAGTAAATACATATAACGTTCCAATTAATAGTAAAATGGCTTCACAATCACAAGAAAGTGATTATATGAAAACAACTGTTAATTTCGGATTATTTATTTTAACTGCTTTGGTATCCTATGTATTAGTTCCTATGTTTTATAAAAATGCAGTTATAGATACAACTAATTTAGTTTTTATGGAAGCTACATATGCACCCCAACGTTTTAAACGTATTCGTAGTGCGGATATTTTAATCGCATTGGCATTTTTATTAGCGTGTTTTCTTGTATCTGGATTAAGTAATGAAATATTATATTCATATACAATTGTTTTGTTTATAATTGTATTCTATGGTGTTTCGTATGCATTAATTCAAATTAAGAAAACACAAACCGATTTTTTAACAACTAAATATAAAAATAATAAGGTGAGTAATGATTATAACGATGAATATGGTAAAGTTATAGATCCGTTTGATTTAGATGATATTTGGAAAACTATTATGGATATAATAAAATTTGTTTTCAACCCAAAACCCTTTGCGTTTTTTGTTGCTGCAATGGGTATAATATCAATTATTTTAGGTATTCAAGTAGCTACTGGAGCTATTGAAGGAAGCACGTTTGGAACTGCTATGTATTCAATTATAGGTCCATTGTTTGTTAGTATAAATTCAATAATGGTTTTTAAACATAATCAAGATTTGGCGAACGCATAATACAGATATTTATCCATCTATACATAATATACCATTTACTATATTATGTATGTGTAGTATCAAAAAACTTAAAACATAGATGCAGAACCAACATTTTCAGCAACGGGCTTGAAAGTAGATACAGTGAATACACTAATATCACTCTTGCCAACAGGAGCCATCTGCTCTACTACTTCTTCTTCCAAAGAAACAGTTTTGACAGGGTTCATTTTCTTCATTTTCTCATCCTTTCTAGCTTGAGTAGGAGTATATTTAATCATAGCTGCCTTACCAGTAGCATTACTGCTGCGACGGAAAAGTTCATAAGCTACTAAAACAAATAATACAGCTATAAGAGGATTAGCATTGAAGAATAAGTAGACAGAAAGAACAAAGATACCGATAGTTCCCATAGGTGAGTCAACTAAATTAGCTAACATATCAGGAAGTTCTACAGGTAGTGCTAAATAGAGAATAAACATAACAATTATAGCGGTTTCAACATTAGTAACAGATTTCATAAAAGATAAAGCGTTCATTATTTTATAATATAGAATACTATTATATTTTTCACAAGTGAATTCTATGATAAAACCGTTATAAAATTGAAATATCCTAAAACAATAATAATATATAATAATTAAAATGAAAGGTTTTAGACAATTTGGATATAAACAAAAACAACCACCAAAGCCTAAATTATCTGAATTTAAACTTACCGATGATTACAAAGAAGATGTAAGAAAATCAGCATATTTGGGTAAAAAAGGTTATACAATTCCCAAGTCTGTGATTTCAAAAGAAGATGAAGATAATTTACGTGAAGAATTACACGTGAAACCATTTGTATTTGGTTCTAATCAAAATACAGATGTAGGGGCTTTTCATGTGTTTCGTGAAAATACGAACAAATTCTACATTCCAAGATTTTATGGAATTAAACGTTATGGTTTACCGGATAAGTCTGAAATAGAAGAAGGAGACGATATTGATGTTGAGTTTACACAAACAGTTCGCGATTATCAAACAAAAATTATAAACGTATATATGGGTCATATAAATACACCTATATGCAGTGGGAGCGATATAAATGGTAATGGTGGTATACTCGAGGTTCCTTGTGGACGTGGGAAATGTCTCGGTATAAATACTCCTATTATGCAGTATGATGGAACAATTAAAATGGTTCAAGATATAAAAGTAGGTGATGTAATAATGGGTGATGATTCTACACCTAGAACAGTTTTAAGTCTTGCTCGTGGAAAAGAGCAAATGTATAAGATTATTCCCAATAAAGGAGACTCTTATATTGTAAATGAAAGTCATATTTTATCATTAAAGTATAGTTCTACTGTAAATAAAAATACTCCAAAGGGAACTATTCGTGATATTTCTGTATTGGATTATCTAAATTTACCAAAATCATATCACGGAAGAGGAGGAGTTCTTGTTGGTTATAGGGTTCCTATTACATTTCCAAAAAAAGAAGTTGATATTGACCCATATTTGTTAGGATATTGGTTAGGTGATGGTGCTTCCAGAACAACACTTATCACTACACAAGATGCATCGGTATTATCTTATTTAAATAACAATACATTTAAAAATAAACACAAGACATTATACTTACAATATTATAGCCAGTATGATTATCGTATAAATTCTATTACAAAAGAGAATGAATTAATGAATTATTTACGACAATATAATTTAATACAAAATAAACATATCCCACACGATTATAAGTATAACGATAGAACTACACAATTAGAATTATTAGCTGGATTAATAGATTCGGACGGGCATATGCATGAAAATTCTTATGATATTGTTCAAAAAAATGAACGATTACTGGATGATATCATATTTATAGCAAGATCGTTAGGGTTTGCTGCTTATAAAACAGAATGTAAAAAATCTTGTATGTATAAAGGTGAAAAAAAAGAAGGAATTTATTACAGAACCTATATTCATGGGAAAGGATTAGAAGAAATACCAGTAAAATGTCCTAGGAAAAAAGTTAGTCCAAGAAAACAAATAAAAGATGTATTAAATACTAGAATAAAAATAGAAAAATTAGGAATAGATGATTACTATGGGTTTGAAATAGACGGAAATAGACGGTTTGTATTAGGTGACTTTACAGTTACTCATAATACAGTTATGTCTTTAAAAATGATATCTGATATTAAAAAAAAGACACTGATTATCGTGCATAAAGAATTCTTAATGAATCAATGGATAGAACGAATAGAGGAATTCCTTCCAACAGCAAAAGTAGGTAAAATACAAGGACAAGTATTTGATATTGAAGGTAAAGACATAGTTATTGGTATGCTTCAAACGTTATATGATAAGGATTTTGGTGCGAATGCGTTTACTAGTTTTGGTTTGACAGTTATAGACGAGGTTCATCGTATAGGAAGCGAACAATTTTCAAAAACATTATTTAAAACTGTAACACCATATATGTTAGGTATATCAGCAACAGTTGATAGAAAAGATAAACTAACCAAAGTATTATATATGTTTATAGGTGATAAAATTTATAGTGAAGAACGAAAAGATGATGACCCAGTATGTGTTCGTGCTATTAATTACTCTTCACGTGACACAGAATTTAACGAAGTAGAATATGATTTTCGAGGTAACCCAAAATATAGCACAATGATATCGAAATTATGTGAATATGGTCCTCGTAGTGACTTTATAATAAGAATTGTAGCAGATTTGTTAAAAGAAAACGATTCAAAACAAATTATGATATTATGTCATAATCGCTCTTTGTTGAAATATTTATATGAGGGTATATGTGGTCGTGATTTGGCAACAATAGGATATTATGTGGGTGGAATGAAGCAAGCCGATTTACAAACTACAGAAACCAAACAAATTGTATTAGCTACTTATGCTATGGCAGCCGAAGCATTAGATATAAAAACATTATCATCATTAATTATGGTTACTCCAAAAACAGATATAACTCAATCGGTTGGTCGTATATTACGTGTAAAAGGAAATAATCCTATAGTGGTTGATATAGTAGATAGTCACGATTTATTTCAGAAACAATGGGTCCAACGAAGACGATTTTACAAAAAATGTAATTATCGTATACGTCAAATAGATGGAGATAAATATAGCGGAATGAGTATAGATTGGAATACTGATAAAACGTGGAAATGGGTATTTGAACCAAAAGAAACCGGAAATACGGAATTAGATGAAGAAGATGAAGACAATAAAAAAAATACAATAAAAAACGCAAAGTGTTTAATAGATAATTCAATATTTGATAGTTTCAAAAAGGTGTAAAAACTTAAGTATAATAATATGTATTTTTTTTTGATACATTTTTTAGATTATGACAAATTAAATTATCAAGAATGACTCGACAACCACCGTGCTGGCGTATACGTTCTAATAAATGTTGACTGAAACTTTTTTTCCAAATATTATAACTTAATAAACTTTCATAAACACGATATATGTCTCTATTCATACGCATATCACAACGTAATCTGTTTATGTAAAAATATTTTCTCATTTCATCAACACAATCCTTAAATTTTATCTTATATCTATCATCATAACTCCAAATATAATCAATAATTTCTTTTGGTAAAAGTATTTTAGATTTCATTCTATAATAAACTTAATATAATATTATTGTAAATCAATTTTATCAACATATAGTAATAATGTTGACAGTAGATAAATTAGTAAAAACAATGGCATATGAAGAAAAACGGAAAAAAGAGAAAGATGAGAAAAGAAAAATAGAGATGTCAAAAATAGAACTGTTTAACAATATCGAAAATGAAGAAGAATGGAATCTTAAAAAGCAAGAAACACAGGAAAAACGAAAGAAAGATATGGAAAATCATATAATTAAATTACAAAATAAAAGAAATGAGTCAATAGAACAACTTGAAAAATATAAGAAAGAAAAACAAATGTCGCTACCTATATTTAATCACATAACCAATGAAAATGCTTGGAAACAAGAAAGGAACCGATTAAAAATAAAAAGAAATAAGGAACATCAACAAAGAATGTTGAATAAAGAAGAAGCGAATGAGATAAAAAATAAAGAATTACAAAAGAAAATAACGGAATATAGAGAACAATTACAAAAGCAACACGATGCCCGTTCAAAACGACATGCGTTCTTACATCAAAATGAAATGGATAGACAAAATAATCATACCAATTTGATAAATTGGTATAACAAAGAAAAAGAAAATCAACTTAAGCGTTTAGAACAAAGAGAAAGAAATACAAAATAATTTATAGTTGTGAAATATGCATTATTTTTTCCCTCCGACCAACAACCTTAGTAGGAACCCATTTTTTAAACTTTTTATTAAAAACGCATTCCATATATAACACTTTATTTACATCAACATACTTATCTTCGTCTATATTTTGGAAATCATCTTCATCATCACTTTCTTCAATATAATCTAGATTATCATTTTCTCGTATTTTTCGGAATAAAGAATTCATAAATACACTGGTTTTATAGTTAGGTATATACGCAACATTATAATAAACACGTTGATTATTCTTACCAAAAGCAAATAAATGATAAATATCAAATTGTATATCAGCCATAACTTGAAAAATAGTAGGATACCTATATTGAGGTTTATGTAAATTCATTTTAAAAGGTATTAAACAATATTGTAAGAGAGGATTATTGTTTTGTTTGGGTCGAGTCGGTAAACTAACGACATTTAATTTTTTATTCATAAAAACATTGATAAAAGGTTTTTTTTCGTAGGCAGACCTATATTGAATATGGTGAATGTTATATGGTATTGTATCAAAAACATCACTGGAAATAGTATTAGGATACTCATTTACATCATCATTGATATTAATTTCCCAAAAAACACAACTATAAATAGGTATCATAGTATCTTGTCTTGTAATTTTTGAAAATGTCTTTCGTAGCATAGATAATTTATGTATGATATTTGTATTACTTAATAAAACGCCCTCATAATATAAAATGTCATCTATAACAATTGCTTTGATTTCATTTTCATCATCTAATATACAGGAGCCATATAATATTGTTCCAAGTGATAACGAACTATCAAATGTATTGTTTAATAGTTTGCCTTTTGAAATACGTTTTTCTTTATTCAATTCAAAAAAATAACATACGTCTTTATTCTGGTAAAATGTAAACCATAACATAACCTTTTTACCAGTTGGAATTGCTGTAACTACATTGTATGATGTAGAAACTTTCGTATGTGAAATTGTTTCATAAGAAAGTTCGAAATTGGGTAATCGTTCAGATAGTTTACTAACCTGTGCGTTATTCAAGTCAATCATTTGTATAACATATACACAAGACAGATTTTTATATAGGTTTACAAATATATTTATGGTGATGGAGACGTTTCATATTGCTGTGTTTGTGAATTCATAAACGATAATAGCTCATTATTCATATCATCTACATCAATTTCACTATTGAATACATTCTCATTCTCTGATTTCGCTATATTTTGTTGATTTATTTCGGATACAATGTCTTGGTATTTTTTAATTTGCGTATTTACTAAATCTTTGACCTTGGGTGTAGTATATGTATCTTTTAATAATTCAAATCCACATTGTAAAACATAAATAATCAAAATAAATATCAAAATCTTTAATAAAAATTGTATAATAGGATTTGAAAACATTGTTATATACAAATCACACAAACATTTTTATATAATTTTACGACAATCATATAAAATTTACGTAATTATCACCAAAGAATTAGGGCACCTATTGATGTTGTTTTTTCTTGTAACCGCCTTTGGGGTGTAAAAATTCAGCTATTTTAGTACCCATATCTCTTTGTCCTGTTTTCATTAATGGAGTTTCATCTTTCTTGCTCGTTCCCTTTGTAGTTACAAGTCTTGTGGTTGCTAGGTTTTCCTGCTTAATGTTTTTGATATGATTTTTGATTAATTCCGCAATTTCTGGATATTCAAATTCATTCGCAATAGTGAGTGCTGTTTCGCCATATTCTGTTTTTACGTCAACATCAGCTCCTTTCTCCAGTAGAATTGATACAATGTCTGCATATCCATAATTACTTGCTATTGTAAGAGCTGTTCTGCCAGCATTATCTTGTGCGTTGACATCAGCGCCTCCATCTAGTAGCATTTGTATAATTTCTCTGCGTTTTTCGGGTTTCCGTAAAAGTGATATTGTGAGTGTGAGAGCCGTATCCCCATCTTTATTTTTTGCATTTACATCAGCACCAGCATCCAGTAGTATTTTCACAATGTCTATTTTTCCATCATAACTTGCATACATAAGAGCAGTATAATCTTCATTATTTTTTCCATTCACATCAGCTCCTGCCTTAAGTATATTTTTAATATCTCTTGTACTATCACCGTAAGCAGTTGCTCGTACGAGTGGTGGTCCTTCCATACTACCATTATCCATATTCACATATTCAGAAGCACCTTTACTTTTTAATAGTCTTTCTAAAATATTAGAATTCCCACTCTCAATAGCTTGAACTATATTATAATAACTTGAGTTTCCGCCCTTTTGCTTTTTGGAACGTGTTTTTCTGGTATCTTTATTCGATTTTCTTTTTGTTTTTCCAGATTTTTTTGATAATTTGCGCGTAGGTGCCATTAATATTATATATATATATAATATAATATAATATATAATATATAATATACTTGTAAATCATATAAAATGAAATAGTATAATCTTTGTATAATATGTCTTCAGTATCCATAATTGTTATTGAAAAGAGTGGTAATGTCAAAGAATTAAAGGTGAAAAATTTGGTGGAAAGTGATATTTATAAAAAAGCGGGATTTAAAATACCAAATGATTTCAAAGAACATACAGTATGGAAAAATATCAAGGTAAATAGTAGTGTATATAATATTCATGTTTATGGAAAAACTGTAGGTAGAGCGAATCAAGAAAACAAATATGAATTTCCACCACCGATAGATAATGTATTGTTTTTTGGGAGTTGTGTATTGATTAATAAAGCAGAAGATACTCCAAAGAATTTAACTGCGAATGAATGGAAAAACATTTATAATCAATTATATGGTGGGTTTGAAGATCTTGATAACGAAAATAGTGATGAAGAAGATGAAGAAGATGAATATGACGAATTACCAAAAACAAAAAGTGGATATGCCAAAGATGGATTTATTGTAGATGATGATGAAGATGATGATGAAAGTTATGAAGATGATAGTGAAGAATTAAGTGATGTAACCCCTCCAAAAAAGAATAAACGTAAAGTTCCGTCTAAATCTACAAAACGTTCTACCAAACCAACTACTGTGTTCGATTTACAAGAAAGTGAAGATGATAGTGAATATACAAATGAATTACAAGAAGAAGAATATCTTTGAAAATTGAAATTATTTAAACAGTAAATATTATATTATATCTATAATACTTACGTATAATGCATTCTATAAATAATCCTACCGAGTTCCGTAAGAACATTTCAAACAAATTCAATTCTATTATTGAAGATGAAGTGTTAAGTATTAATATTGAAAAAGGAGTGTTTAATTATTCATTAAAAGAGGCTTCTACAAAAAAAATTATAAAGAAGTGGGAAAATCCCCGTTTCGTCCAAATTTATATTGATAGATTGAGGTCTATTTACATAAATTTGAAAAATACAGAATTTTTAAACCAAGTAAAAAATAAAGAAGTCACTCCTCAACATGTAGCTTTTATGACACACCAAGAAATGAATACTTCACATTGGAGAGAATTAATAGAAAAGAAAATGAAACGTGACGCAAATAAGTTCACCACTGATATTCAAGCATCAACTGATATGTTTACTTGTAAAAAATGTAAATCCAAAAGATGCACTTATTATGAATTACAAACAAGAAGTGCGGATGAACCAGCCACTATTTTCGTAACGTGTCTTGATTGTGGTAAAAATTGGAAATCTTAAACCTTTTTACATTTCAAATGCCGATTTTTGTGTTAAAATCATCAACATATTGTTTAATAATTTCAAAATTTACATTATCGCAATTATGCCAATGCCATTTATGAAATATTACATCATACGGATTAATTGAATAACCATAAAAACTATTCTTTCTTGATGGATGTATATTATTATTTAATTTGTAATTATCATTATTTGACCAATCTACATTTTGATATTTTGGCAACATACAATCAATTAAAAAACCACTTTTTAATATACAATTAGATAAGCCATATTCTCCATTTACAACAGCACTATATTTACTATCATGATTACAAAAAATATTTTTTTGTTTTTTTAATAAATTTAACCCAATATTATCTACCATAAAAAAAAACCCTTCTACTTTTGGACCATACCCTCCGGCATCATAATCAGGTAAACAGACAATAGTAGTTCCAACCAATTTTACACGTTCATTTATTTTTTTTATAAAAACTTTGGTCCAATTAGTTTCTGTAAAATAATGAGGTATAATTGGTCCTATAACTCCACTATTCATAAAAAAATAATAATCATATGTTTTATTTATTTTTTCAATATATTCTAATGCATGATTGTGACCACCGAAATCATATCCTACATTTTCTCTTTTAAGTATTGTTAAGTTTGGTAAATTTGGAAATTGAATAGTTTTATCATAATTATATCCATTAATCACAATAATGTAATCAATATTATCTTTGTAGGATAATTCTTTTTTAACGAAAAAATTTAAATTATAATCAGACGAAGGTGATGAAAAATATGTATAAACTATAACAGAAGTCATATAATATATTATATAATATATTCTGCTGATTTTAACGAATAAATCGGCATTTGAAATGTAAAAAGGTTTAATAATCATTAGAAATAATAACATAAAAATTCGCAATTATAAAAGCACCAACCACAATATAAAAATATTCTAAAATTTCTCGTAAATCGTGTTGTAAGTCATTGATTAAACCTTCATCGATTAATGGAAAAAGAAAAAATTGTAGTTGTGATTCACTATACTCACTATCATCTGTATCTGAATAATTAATAACAGTATCTTCGTCATTATCAACATCTTGTGTAAATGTAACATTTTCTTTTGGTTTTTTAGTAACTTTTACAACCTTTTTTTCAGGCTTTTCGATTCCTAACATTTCTTTTATGCGATTTTCTGAAATTTTGCGTTTATTCCATTTTTTCGAACTTTCCGAAATTTTCTTGGCAAAATAGGTTAGCTCACTATCATTCATATTTTCAATTATGTTACTATATTTTATATCATTAGTATCATAATACTCATCCAACAATTCATTCACAAAGTCTTTTTTTGCTTTCTTACCGATAGATAAATTCACTTGGTAACCTAATACTCTAATTTCAGAAATATTATACAATGAAATTACATAAGTCAAGTATTTCATTTTAAATTTGCATTTCATATCTAAAGCAATAAATTCGTTAAATTCTTTTACCATATATTGGATTTGTGGGTCTTGACAATTGTTTATTGTATGTCCTTCGTCATCACAAAACGAACAATGTAATAATCTTTTATCTTTTTGTGACATTACTTTATTTACAGTTCTATTTCTATATTGCTTTTTTACAAAAGAAAAAATAATGAATATATACATTATTTTTTCAAAATGAGAATTATACCAATATTTCTAAATCACGTAATTTCCAATATTCACAACCGCCATTTGGTAAGGGTCTTTTAATAATGAAGGGTATCTGCTTTTCTTCGAATTCTTTTAAAGCAATCAAATATCCATCAATTACATTTTCATCAACTTCTACAAATGACCTCGCACCGGCATTCAATTGTTTTGCCCGTTCTCCTAATATTCTTGCTTTTTCATAACGTGTCACGAAAGGTAGGGTTTGATGTAAATCATCTACTATATTTCCATCATTATCACGCACTACTTTTGATAATGTATCAATTTCATCATAATTATGGCTATTTAATTCTGGATGAAAATTGGTAATAATATCATTTTTAACATTGTCATTTATTTTTTGTAAATAATCATCATCATAATCATCATCACTTTCATCTTCGTCGCTATCTGTTATATTACCGTCGTTAGTTATCATTTGATTCATCGATATTGTCTTTTCATTTTCTTCTTCGTCTGAATCTATCATAGATAAATTGTCATTTTCGTCATCGGAATCATTCAAACTTTGAAGTTCGTCATCTAAATCATCATCGTCATCCAAGCCAATGTCATCATCGTCATCCATTATAGGTTTGCTTTTTATTTTTCTGACAGTAGGTTTTATTTCATCTACTATAGAATCTTCTTCATTGTCTTCAATTTCACTTAGAATGTCTTGTTCGTCGTCCATTATACTTTACTATACTATTAGATAATGTAGTTTTTCTAAATCGTTATTAAAACCTATTATTTTCAATTTTATAGAATTCATAGTTTATTTACGTTCATCTGTTTTCCATTTAGTATCACAATCAACGCAAATATATAAATATTTTAAATTATTATTATCATAACGAATATAAATTACACCATTTTCTGTTTTACATTCGTTATTGGGACATTTCATATTATATAAACGAGGTAATGTTGGGTCTAATTTTGTATACTCATTAAATAGATTGTTAAATTCGTGTTCTCCTTTCTTCATATGTGTATTCATAATATTTACACCGTCCTCTGTAATTGTTTCATCTACATGTCTACAATTACGGCAATAATAAGTTAGTTCATTCTGGTTTTCAGCATTTATACCAATGTAATACATATTATCGCACTTTTCGCAAAACTTCATTATATACTACTAAGTATAATTTATTTAAATTCTATTTGACTATCTTTATTAATTCAATTTTTAGCCATAGACAATTTAGAAGAGTTTGATGACTTGGATATATAAAAAACATTCAAATAATCATTACCATTCATGGTTTGTATTTTAGTTATTCAAAACGAAAAATTGATTAAAAGAATATTTATTTCGAAACATAATAAAAATATACCACCAATATATCCAAAAGCGATGGAGGGATCTATCGGTAGTTTAAAAACTACAAAACCCAAAAAACCCATATTTAATGCTAAGTATGCTGGGTTTGAAGATTTCACACGAAAACACTTAGTTCGTAAAGGTGAAACAATTGATAAAACAAAAATAACCAATACCCGTATAGGGAGCAAAGAAGATAACATATACGGAGGAACGTATATAATACCCCAAAGTGAGTATGACCTATTTTTGGAGTTATATGCTCAGGACATATTATCCAAGAATAAAAAGGAATATTTTACAGAAAAGCAGTTGGAGGATACGGGACCTATTCTGGTTGATGTGGATTTGCGTCACGAGTATGATATTGATGAACGTCAATATACCATATCTCACGTTGAAGATTTGCTAGACCATTATTTAGATATTTTCAAAGATATATTTCAACTTGATGATAGCAGTCAATTCAAAATGTATGTTCTTGAAAAACCAACTGTTAATCGTGTCAAAGACAAGAACTGCACTAAAGATGGTATTCATATTATAATTTCTCTGAAAACCGATAGGGTTACACAGAAGCTGATTCGAAATAAAATCATACCTTTGGCTTGTGAATCTTGGGGCGATTTACCATTAACAAACTCATTTGAAGATATTTTCGATAAAGGCATTAGTGATGGCACTGTAAACTGGCAACTGTATGGTTCACGTAAGCCAAATCATGACCGTTATAAGTTAACACATATTTATGATGTTACCTATGATTCGTGTGATGGTGAATTTATGCGTAAAGAAATACCAGTAACGTCATTTGACATCAAAGAGAATATTCGAGAGTTGTCGGTTCGTAACGAAAATCATCCATCATTCTTTTTAAAATCGTCATTTTTAAAAGAGCGAGAAGAGTTTGATAGGACTACAACCTTGAAAAAGACCGGCAGCTCGTCTAATTTGAAATCGATACCAATTATGCGCGAACTTCCCTTAGTTGAAGAGGTGAATTTATCAAGTATTCGTAATCAAGAAGAGTTAGATATGGTTTTGAATAATTTCCTTGAATCAACCGAACAATCACAATTTGATGCTGATCTAAAGGAGGCGTATGAATATGTAATGATTTTGCCCGAGTCTTATTATGAAAATGGTTCCTATACTAAATGGATTAAGGTAGGATGGTGCCTAAAGAATATTAGTAACCGACTTTTGATTGTTTGGTTGGCATTTAGTGCTAGGTCAAGCACATTTAGTTTTACGAGCATTCCGGAGTTATGTGATATGTGGCGTAATTTTGAACGACGCATTAATGATGGCATTACAAAGCGTTCCTTATATCACTGGGCGAAAACAGACGCACCAGTAGACTATGAACGCATACGACAGTCTTCATTAAATTACCACGTAGATCAGTGTCTAAAGATTGGCGGTAAGAAGGATGATAAATCTGGCTGTGGTGATTTTGATTTAGCTATTGTGCTATATCAGATGTGTAAGCATAGTTTTATCTGTACTAGCGTTAAGAATAACATGTGGATGACCTATCGTAATCATAAATGGCATGATTTAGATTCAGGAACAACTCTTAGAAAGACTATTTCCAATGAGTTACGAGACCTTTTTCGTAATAAGGCGGTTCAATATATGCATAATAATGACTCTTCGAAAGGTAGAACTGATGATAATGAACCAATTGCCGAGCAAGATGAGATTAATCGCGTCCTTCAACAACGGGCTATTAATATCACGCATAAACTCGCACAAACGAGCGATAAAGACCATATTATGAAAGAGGCAAAGGAGTTGTTTTATGACGGTGAATTTTTGGGAAAGCTTGATACTAACCCATATCTATTATGCTGTAAGAATGGGGTATATGACTTTAAAGATAACATTTTTAGAAACGGTATTCCTGAGGACAATATTTCAATGTCAACCAATATTAAATATATTCCCCTTGATGAAACCAAGCACAGAAAAACAATGAATGAAATCAACACATTTATGGAACAACTTTTCCCAGAACGAGAATTGCTTAAATATATGTGGGATCATCTAGCTTCTACACTACTTGGAACTTCTTCAAATCAAACATTCAATATGTACATCGGTGCAGGCCAAAATGGAAAATCAGTGTTAGTAAATCTAATGGAAATAGTTCTTGGTGACTATAAGGGTGATGTGCCACTTACATTAGTAACTGATAGACGGGGTAAAGTTGGTGGTCTAGCACCAGAAATCGTCCAACTTAAAGGTAAGAGATTTGCTGTAATGCAAGAGCCGTCTAAAGGTGACGTTATTAATGAAGGTATTATGAAACAATTGACTAGTGGTAAAGATCCTATTCAAGGAAGAGCACCCTATATGCCTCAAACAATTTCATTCTTACCACAATTTAAATTAGTCGTCACGTGTAATGTATTCATGGGAGTGAAAAGTAACGATCATGGAACTTGGCGTCGTATTAGAGCAGTCCCTTTTAAATCTTTATTCACTGAAAACCCGGTAGAAGGCGATGCAGAAAAACCATATCAATTCTTAATTGACAAAACTATCGATGAAAAGTTCGATTCATGGAAAGAAGTATTCTTAGCTATGTTAATCAAACGAGCTTGTGAAACTAACGGTATAGTAAATGACTGTGATATTGTTTTACAGAAGAGTAACGAATACCGCAAGAGCCAAGATTATCTATCCGAGTTTGTCAATGAATGTGTTCTTCGCAGTGGTCCAAAATCATGCATACAAAAGAGCGAACTTAATAACGAGTTTGTTAGGTGGTATGAAATCAATTACGGTGGAAGAGGACCATCTCCAAAAGACCTACACGAATATATGGACCGTTGTTTTGGTAAAAATAAAAATTCAAAATGGTATGGCGTTGAGATTAAATATGAAGATAATGAAAATGAAGATGAAGATGAAATAATACAAAATAACTTAAAAGATGATATAAGTGGTCTATAAAAAAATATAGTAAATATTGTATATATTTTTTTATTTGACAGGTTCATACGGTTCAGCACGTATCATTGATTTTATTAATTTATATTGGTCGTATATTACCATTTCTAAATTAAATATAAAAATTGGGTATAATGATATAAGCAAAATAATTATTAATTTACCATATATATTTTTTGTAATGAGACCAGTAAATACCTTATAACTAACATATATAGCAACAATTATATAGGCGATTAATAGTAAATTGTTTAATGCTTTATAATAAGGTATTTTTGAATCTTCTACGATATACTTACGATCAGCAGTAGTTAAAATATGTTTTTGATTATTTATTTCCATAGATACCTCGTTATTTTGAGATGAAAGTAACCTATAATAATTTTCAGATTCGTCATTTTCTTGTTTTTTTAATGGAATAACATCTTTTATGATTTTACTAGTACTACTTTTATTGGATATAAATTTATTATTTTTTTCTCGTAAATCATAGTTATATTTTTGATCATTTGTTGCTGTTGCGTCTTTGATGTTATAGTCTATTAGTGAGATTTCATTTTCTATCTCTAGTATTTCTTTATCTAAATTAGCGATCTTTCTTTTTATATCTTCCTTAGTACCCTCTTTTAAAGGTTTATTTATATCGTATAATGGTTTTTCATTATTATATTCACGCTGATAACGTTCTCTTTCCGTCTGTAAATATGATATATCGGCTTTTAACTGACTGTGTGTCTTTTTACGGTCGTTTATTCTGTTGTTTAATTGACTTCTACTAAGTCTGTCATACTGACCCATATTTATTATAATATAGTATTATATTTTCATTATAACTAAATCATACATTCGATATAATAACGGATATAAACCTAATATTAACATTATTACTATTTTATTTCTTAATGTAATATCTTTTTGGATATAGATAATTTGATAAGTAATAATTACAAATAATATGTAATATACCCACCAAAATATAAAATTTAAGGTCATAAAATATCTATTATGTTCGTCTTGATATTCAGAATTTCGTAAATCATTACTATATTTGGATTTTAATTTATTTGATAGTCTAATTAAATTTCTATTACGATCATTGTAGTCTTTATATTTTAATTTTTGTCTATCAATAACTTTAGTATATAATATATTGAATTTATCATCTAAAAATAGTTTTGTTAATTTTTGCGTATTATTATATTTATCTATTTGTTCTAATGCTTCGTTTATAGATAGGTGTATATATTCTAATTCAACTAGATCATTTTCTAATTGATTTTTTTGATTCAGTAATTCATTTCTTACAGTATTACGATCATTACTATCATTTCCTAAAGCTGCTATTTGACTATCTAATTCTTTCAAATCATTTCTAATATCTAATAATTTTTGTTTTATCTCATCTTTTACACGTATTGCAACAGTTCTTTTGTTTCTTACCACATCAATCGCATCATCCCAACCATTTAATGCCATTATTTTAAGTGAATTTGATGATTTTGATGAACTACCTCCCATAATATATTATTCTTCTTATATTATGGAATTATATTTATTTAGACTTTGGAATAATTGTCATATTCGTTTGCATAATTGGATTTAACATTATCTATATTAATACGACGTCTTCTAAATTCAGATGAATTTAATAAAGTGGTAAATTGTTCTGATGTGCTTTCATCTGTAATTTTATTAGGGTTATACTCATCATCTTGTACGCATTTTGATATATCTCTATCCCATTTTGTTCCTGGATTACAACAATATGAACCTACACAACCATATAAATTCATTCCACCTAATAAATCACTTCCTTCGCCTTTTTTAGCTGCTGCTGCCGCCGCTTGTAATTCTTGTTGTGTTCTAGCGGCTGGGTCTGGTATGTCTAATCTATCGAAATTAGTTTTTTCACGTCTTGAAACTTCCATTAATGTGCTGATTGTAAATATAGAAGCAGTAAACAATACTAATATGGTTACTAAATTAAAGATAAATGATGGTATAAAAACAAAATGATTTTTTAATATTGTTGATAAAACACTTATTGCTAAAGCAAATACCCAAACAAATTTTATTTTATTATGTTCGGATTGTTTTTTTTGATGACTATCGTTTAATGCGATTACACGTTTTTTACTAATGAGAGCATTGTCAATAGATTGCTTTTTACGTAATAATCTTTCTTTTTCAGTATCTACAATATCTTTTACCTTATCTTGATGGGTTAATACATCGGTAGTTGCTATGTCTGATTCCTGAAATGTGGTATGTGCGGTTTCTAATTGTGTTTGTAACGCCTTTACTTTATTTGATAATTCAGGATCCTTTGTTTTACCTGAAAGGCTATCTAAATAATTTTTCTGTAAATTAACTACTCCTTTTAAATCAGTGTTTATCTTTCCCATTTCTAATAAATATATAGTATAATAACATTATATATTTATTCTCTTGCTATCACAATACTCGCCAATAGTAATGTGGATGCGGTTATGATACCTAAACTAAATAATCTATCATTGTATTCGATCATTTCATTTGTATCATCTAAACGAACATCGGATACATCTTTGGATTTGTCTAAGTCTACTGACAAAAAACTGTTTTTATACTTTTTATTATTCATTAACTGGTCTCTTAATCCAGTTTCGTCAGCATTTGTAATCGAATTTATATCAGCATCTAATTCATTATAGTTATCATTTACTTTATCCAATTTCTTTGTATATTCATCTTCCATTTTTTCTAAAGGTTGTATTTGGTTTTTATTTATGAAGTCTTTCACTGGTTCATTATCACCTATTTCTGTGCTAGATTTAAAACCTTCAAACTTGCGGGTTTGTTTATCCTTTAAGCCTGCTACGTCAGTTCCCAATAACTCTTGATATTGTGTTATAGGTGTATTACTTATTTCATAGTCGGAATAAGCATTATAATTAGATATATATGTGACTTCACGATTTGGTAATGATTTATTAGGATTTTTTAAAATATATGCATCTTTTTCGGAAAGATTATTAGATTGAACGGATTTCATTTTTTTCTTTTTTATATATAATGATGATCTTTTAATATTTGTACCTGGCTGTGTAGGAATAAATTTGCTTGGAATGCCGGGATTAAGGACACAATAATAATCACCTGTTTCATGTTCCATATAATATACGTGTCCGCAATCATTATCTTCATTACATTTTTGAAAGCATTCCTCTTTATTTTGTACTACTGGTCTATTGCTTTCATCTTCTGGTACAAAATTACCAATAAATTTATATCTTCTATCACCTTCCATCAAATCATTACTAATAGGTCTTAATGATTTATTTGAATTGTCAATTAACATATATTTATTCATTAATTCTGTGGCATTTGTTTTATATGCTTTGTAGTCACCTGTGTTCTCCTTTTTTGTATAGTTATCTTTACAACCTTGTATTGTCTTTTTCAATACTAAATTACCTTCTTTTGTCATTTCTAATTTGAAAACATTATTGCTTGATACTAAACTATTACCCTGATATTCTATTTTGTCCCCTTTATTATTATAAGCATCATAAGGATATAAGTAATTTTTTGAAGAAGTTTTCATCCATTTTGGATTTGGCACTCGTTTATTGAAATCAATTATAAAAACTATTGGTTTATCGTTTGCATATACTCCTCCAGCATTATCTAAATATAAATTTTGTCCTCCCAATCTGTTTCCATTTACATCATCACATTCAAAAGTTCTCTTCTCATTTTTTCCGATAGTGTTCCAGTGCTTATTATGTTTTTCATCACGTATTTCTTGTATGCGACGGTCTTTTGCTAAACGTATTCTCTCTTGTTCTTCTTTAATTTCTTTTATTTTTGCTCTTGTTATAGCGTCAGCATCTGCTTTTGCTTTTTGTTGCTCGGCAATTTTTCTTTGATATTCTGCTTTTTCATTCGCGAGTTTTTGTATTTTTTCGTATTTTTCTTTGTTTATTAAATCCTTAGCACTATTTGTATTACAGTATTTCCAACGATTAGAAGGATGAGGATCAGTGGTATAACACCATAATCTAGGTTCTCCATCTGGATTTCTACAATAATTATGATTACCTATACCCTTACCCGGATAATTACTAGCTGTTCGACTATGACTATGTGGTGATTGTGAGGTCCAATTTTGACAAGTAAATCGTTCATCTTGTGGTTTATTTAAATTACCAGTATAATAAGCTCCATTATGTTTTGTAACGTGTTCTAATTTATATGCCATATCATTATTTATTTTTTGTTCTTCAGCAGCCCAATCTCGTTCATTTACCGTAATACTATTAGATGACTCACTCCTTTTTTTAATCTCATCTTCATATGCCTTTATCTTTGCATCCAATTCTGTTATCTCCGCATCAAAATTTCGTTGATTTGCCATAATATATTTAATACTAATTTATATATATTATAGATTTAATTTTACTGAATATCACTATATCTACTACCATAACATTTTTTTTCACTATCTTTTAAGATATAGTAATCTTGAGGATTATTGTAAGCGTTTTCATCTATAGTATTACCTATTTGTTTCAATACATTTCCTCCACTATCACATATAAACAATGCACCATTTCGATAATATGCATAATTACCAGGTTTTATTAAATGTTTCTCATTATCGTTAAATGCCTTCCATATTGTTACTTCTTTTAAATCATCGCTAGATTCTTCTATTGTTTCAGATATAGGTTCACTAACATAGCAATCATAAAAACCTTGTGAAGTTAATTGTTTATCATTTTCTACTAAAGAATAGTATACACGATTTTGTTGTCCTCCTGTAGAAGCATTTTTTAAATAATTATGTTGTTTTACAGCAGCATTTAACTTACAACTTTCTTCTGTATGAAGATAATTATCAACTTTATTCATAGTCATAGGCGGTTCTTCTTCATTTTTTATGTAACAACCTCCTTCCAATTTGGATACACTATTATTTTCAAGAGGAATATATGTAATTTTAAAATTGTTAACAGCAGTATTTATGCTATCACGTAAATTTTGTCCTATAGTATTCAAATTTCCAGTTATTGGTGGTATGTCATTTTGTTTATTTGTTCCACTCATATTTATTATATTATACTATAAATGGATAATATAATTTTATCGCTTTATCATATTATGGATAAACAAACCCGTTATAAATACACCAGTAAATATCCCTGTATACAACAATACATCTTCAGCAGCGGTTCTTTCTAAACCCAATAAGTTATTTTCTTTATTCACCATTTTATTTTTTATTTTTTTATTTTCAATAATAGGATTATTGTAGTTACTGTAAGTGGGTCTATAGAAATCTGCTCCTTCTAATCCTTTTTCAGTTTTTTTGTTATATTTTTTAACACTACATTCCATTGATCTATTAAGATTTATAAAAGTTTCGGTATTTACTTCTACATCATTCAATATAGGAGTTCCGTATATTTTAATCATATTGAGACGTAATTTATGGTTACCAGTATACAATTCAGTTACTATTAATCTGAAATAAGAATATTTATTATAACTAGTCACCGCAAACATCTTTTCTGGTTCATTTTGTGATGGTAAATCATTCACTAATTGTTGGTCTATATAATCCCATTGGTCTCCGTTATTTGAACCTACTAATGTAAATTTTACAGGAAATGTATTTATTGCTTGAAATGTAGGAGTTCTTAATAAATATTTACTTAAATATATTGGTGTTGGTAATTTAATCTGTATCCATTCTCCTTCTATTTCTGTTTTATTCTCATTTGGTCCTACTCTTGTAAACCATTTGTTATTATTATTATCAGCACCTCCGCCTAAATAGCTTGATGGTGTTGTTCCTGAATAAGATTTTTGTGTATAACTTGGATATGAACGTGTTCCTTGAATATCATTAGGATTATTTATATTATCACATTCCCAATATTTATCATCATTATTAAAAGCATTAAATCCTAATGTATCATCACTGTAATATGATGAGGTTTTCACTTCATATTTACCATTATAGTTATAATCTCCATTTGTTTCTATATCTGATATTGTAGTAGACATACTGGTTAATGATGCGTTTTCTAATGGAATTGCTTGAACTATACTAGACATTGCTTTATATTATAATAATATATAAAACTCTATTTATATTATTATAGTTTTCTAAAAATGAAATATAATGAGGATGTTAATACAACCGATAACACTAAACTAGTATACATTGTGTTATCATATTTCAGTTTATAATCATTAAGCATAGATTCCTCTTCATCATTCAACTGTCTTAATTTTTCATCCAATTCCTTTCGTAAAGGAACTATTTCTTTATGCTTTTTGAGAATTTCGTTATGGGTTGTTTCATATTCAGCTACAGTTGAAAATTTATTTAAGGGTGTATTTTGTAACTTTGTAATACTTTCCGTGGTTAACTTATTATAAGCGTTAATAACTGTAACTATGTTTTTATCTTCATTACTACAGCCAGCTCTTATATTTTCTGGTAATGTTGTATCGCTACATGTAATATATTTATTATACTTTTCACTGAATTTTTTTAAATCTTCTAAAACTTGTATATTTTGGTCCATCATGGTTAAGCCTTCAATCTTTGACATATTCTTCTTATTAATATATGGTTGGAAAGTTTCGCAGAGATTATTTATAGTATAACATTTATTTCCATATAAGTTGAATATTGATAAAGATACGGAACCTAATCCATTATAATTTATAGTACTTGGATTTAATGAGCTAATTACTAGACGTATACGTTCATACCGTTTCTTATTTTTTAGTGTAAATGGTATAGGTGTATTATCATCGTAATACACCGGAGTATAATCAAAATGGCTGTCAATTATTTCCCATTTATTATTATTTGTGCCTAGTAAATAGAAGTCTTTGGGAAATGGTTTTAAATTTCCATTTTCTTCTCTTTTACCAGGTAATAATTCGTATTTATTTATTAATAATTTACTTTTTAGTATTATATCTATCCATTCACCTTTTATAATAGAACCATTTGTCAATATTGTTTGTTTATCACCCGTATATTTTCCATCATCTATTACTTTAAATGGTAAATTATTTATGTATTCCTGTTTATTTGATATTTTACTATTTAAATTGTTAAGTTCACTAGTTAATTTTGCTTCAAGCTCACTTATATCTATTTTAATTTTATTAGCTTCTTCTTGTTGTTTCTTTTTCTGTTCTTTTTGTTTATTATAGTTGTTTAAAGCATCTCTATCAATTACATATATAGTTGCTGATAAACTACGATCACCCCAACCTCCACCATAATCCGTTCTTTTAACATAAAAGTATTTGTTACCTATAAAGCTTAATACAGGTGTTAATTTAAAGGTGTCATCGAACCTATTTTTAAGACTTTTATTTACTGTATCGATCGCATCGTTTGATACTTCTATGAATTTAGTATTACTATTTGAACTACCAATATATACAGACTGTGTTTTACGAAAATCTGTATCTTTTTTATTCATATCTAAATCATTTTTTTCTAGGTCTTTTAATGTGTTTTTTAATGCATTAATTTCTCCATTATAATTGCTTTGTACTGCGTCCCTTGATTGGTATATATCCATTAAATAATCATTTACATTTTGTTTATTACTACCATCTTTTACTATTGAACCTCTTGAATAACCTCCCTTAGTAACCTTTCTATCTACATAAAAATCATCGTTTAATGTTATTGTTTCATAACGTGTGCTCCACTGTGTTAATGGATTATTATCAGTTATATTTTTTAAAATATTAGTTGTATTGTTACTTGATGCAGTAATTTCTTTGATTTCTTTTTCAAATAGATCCATTACATTTACATCAATCCCTTCATCATTTTTTGAAATATTTTTATACCAAATGTCTTCTTCTGATGCCATATCGATAATATTATTTAACTTATAATAATATTATATTTTATACTTTTCTAAAACGATAAATTAATACCATCAATCCAACTATACCGATTGATAAATTGGCTGTTTTGAATAATTCTTTATTAAAAACACTTTTAGAATCGTCATATTTTCCTACAGAACCACTATGTGTCTGTTGTATATTCATTATAATGTCGGCTAATGCTTTATTTTGACAGACTTCTCTATCTAAACATTCTTTTCTATTATTTACAAACTTTTCACCTTGACATTTTGATTTATCATAAGGACTATTTAAAATATCCGAACACTCCTTTTGTGGTGGCATATCACCCGAACGAATCGCATTCTGATAAAAAAAATCCTTGGGATTGTATCCTACCTGAATATTTGTATTAGTCATATTATACTATATTTTTATATTTTTTATACGCAAACACGATAATAATTATAATCTAATGCTGTAGAACTTTCTCGTTTGAACTCACATATATCTCCTGGTCTAATACACATTACTAGGGCTTGAGGGTCAAAACGTGATATTTCTGGCAATTGTTTTGAATTCATAATATTATATTTCTTTTTTAGTTCTTTTACTTGATTATCTCCTAAAATTTCACATTTTGGCACGAATGTATGATTTAAAATATTATATTGAAGTCTATTTATGTTATGTATAATTACAAAGATACCATCATGATCGTATAAATATTTAACCTTATTTATAATAGTATCATTTGGTTCATCTTCTATAATAATTATCAATGTATCATCTTTGGTAAGGACATTATCAATATTATATAAGTCTTCTATTATAGTGTCTAAATTCGCGCGATTTATTTGTTTTGATGTTAAATAATATTTAACATATGCTTTACGATTATTATTTTCGTTTGTTAATAACATATCTAACTGATTATTACTATTCATTGCATCTATTTCGTTAATACTAAAATCGAAATAGTCTTTGATGTTGTATGATAATAGTTCTAATTGTTCTAACAATGTATTTCTAGATTTAAAAAGTTTCAAAATACGGTTATTTGAAGTTGACATCCTATATTATATAAATAATTGATACTTTTATATAATATTATTATATTTTCAATTTTATACCTTCTTTACAACTAAATTATCAAAGTCTAGTTTTTCGGGTCCTTTATCAGATACTGGTATTTCTGGTATGGTTTCTGTTACTTTTGGTTTAAATTCTGGTTTTATATCTTGAATTGACTCATTTGGATCGTTTGTATATGTATTTTCTTCATTCATCGCATCATTACCTGTAGACAAATCATTTCCATTATTGATTATCTTGATATTAATTGGTGGCTGGAATGTAGGTTGAACTCCGCCAGTAAAAGCAGGTTTTGCACCACCACCCATTGGACTTGGGCTTGGACTTTCTGATGGTGGAGGTGGTGGTGGTGTCATTGAACTATTTATTGAACCATAATCATCTATTTTATATATGTCTAAAGCTGTTACTAACTTTACCATATCACTATCATTCTTACTAGGAGTATTCGTTTCTATCTTTAAAAATCTATCTCCAATATTAGTTACAACCCATTTACGGTTTGGTATATCATCACCTCTGAAAAATACTTCTTCACCTACGGAATATTCACGAGCTTGATTAGACAGTTCATTAAATTCTGGTTTTTCTGGGGTCGGTGACCCATATATCTCTTTTACCAATGATTCTGATAGTCCTGGTTCGTCTTCTGAAGGCACATATGGGCTTCCTGGAGCAAATTCAGGAGATTTTTGTGTTTCAGGAGATCCATAAATTTCTTTTACTAATGATTCAGATAGTCCTGGTTCGTCCTCTGAAGGCACATATGGACTTCCTGGAGCAAATTCGGGTGATTCGGGTGTCTTCTTTTCTTCAGATTTAGTCTCTTCCTCTTCTACTACTGGCGTTTGTATTTTCTTCTCATTTGATGTTCTCAAATTATCTTTCATATTTCTCACTATTTCTTGTGGAGAAAATTCATCTTTAAAAGTTAAACGATTAATATTATTTGAATAGGACATATTTTCTAACTGGTCGATGTTATCGTCTGTAATTAGACGCATTTGAACGTTAACTGTTTGTAATTCCTGCATTAATAATTTTAATGAATAAGGAACATTTACAATGCTGAAACTACGACCAAACTTACTTACTTGTTCCAAATGTTGTTCTTTACCATCTAATGAACCAGTGAATTTCAATGGACCATCTGCCATTGGACTCATAAAAATGTTCTTTGATGGGTTATAAACAGCCATCATACCTGTAGTATTACAAACTGCTATATGGTATTTATCTGCTCTATCCATTACCGATTCACGTAAGAATTCACTCGCACCGATTGATATTACAACATCCCTTTCCATTTCTCCTATACGTAAACCACCGTCATTGGCACGCCCAGATACGGGTTGTCTGGTTAATTGTGTATTTGGACCTCGAGCACGATAATTCACCTTATCTTTTACCATATGTTTCAAACGCATGTAATAATTTGGACCCATAAATATTTCACTTTCGATTTGTTCTCCAGTCATACCATTATATAACAATTCATTACCACTTGAATGATAACCTACTTTTGATAACATTTCACCAAACACCTTTATCTTTGAACCTTTATTATTAAAAGCAGTACAATCTGTAAATCCGCCATACATTGATGATGCTTTTCCAACTATACATTCGACTAAATGTCCTATTGTCATACGTGATGGAATAGCGTGAGGGTTTATGATTAAATCAGGTTTAACACCATCCTTTGTAAATGGCATATCTCTTTCGGGAATCACTAAACCAACTGTTCCCTTTTGTCCCGCTCTGGAAGCCATCTTATCTCCTAGATTCGGTATTCTTATTTCACGCACTCTGACTTTGGCTATTCGCTTACCTTGTTCTCCATCTGTTATAAATGTTTTATCTACAGTTCCTAATTGACCCTTCTTTGGCATTTTTGATATATCACTTACACCTGAACCTTGTGCTGAACTTCTATTTACCATTCCAATTAATACAGTTTTATCATTTATATCTGTATTTTCTCGGATAATTCCATATTTATCCAGTTTGCTGTAATCATAACCTGGTTTGGTTCCTACTATATCTAATTCTGATTCTATATTTGTAAATGTATTTTCGGATGTTTCTTCACCACTTTTACTAATTTCTTCATGCTTTTCGTAAGTTGTGTAATAAGTTGTTTGGAATAAACCTCTCTTTAAAGCACCTTCATTTACTAATATAGCATCTTCTACATTATAACCAGTATAACACATTATTGCTACAATTGTATTTTCGCCATATGGGTTCTCTTCCTTGTTAATATAATCTAGATAACGTGATTTTACAAGTGGAATTTGTCCGGATGATAATACTACCGCAGTTTTATCCATTCTTACATGATAATTTGTATGATAAATAGAACAAGCTTGTTTACTTTGACCGCAAGAAAAGGAATTACGAGAAGCCGGATTATTTTCAGGGAAATTAATTATATTTGACATTGTTCCAAATATTAATGATTCGTGTATTTCCAAATGAGTATATTTATCCTCTTTGCTACTTTCTAACATTTCATCATTAACAGCTATCAATGCATTTTCAGTTTCATTGGTATCTATATAATCAATAATTGCCTTTTCTTCTATAAAACGCTTCATACGTGCAGGATTTGTTTCTGAATTTATATTTTCATACAATTCAGATAATTCATACATATTATAATCGTTTGGATTAAAATCTTTTACTGATTTTCGGTTAAAACCGGATACCAAATCATTCCATGTGTAATCTCCTTCATCCAAATGTTTCTTTACAGCGTTGTTCTCAAATGACATTTTATTTGTCTCATTGTCTCGGTAGAAGATTGGTCTACATATACGTCCTCCATCTGTATAAATAAATACAGTATTTTGAGATATTTGGAAGGTTACACTTGTATAAATGGGGATTAGACCATTTCTTCTGAATAAACGTATCTTTTCAACCGTGTCTTTTGGTTCTTCTACTACTCCAGCCCATAATCCATTTATAATCACCTTTGTTAATTTGGATAAAGCAAATGGAGTGCATTCTTCAAGCAATTTCATTTCTACTTTCTCACGCAACCATTTTATCATTGGTTCACGAGATACTCCTTGGGTTATATACGCAGTAATTGCCATATGTTTATGAATACCAATATTACCACCATCTGGTGTATCAATTGGGTCAAACATACCCCATTGAGTGCTATGTAAAACACGAGGACCAATTAATTTCGCACTTGAATCTAAAGGTAGATTTGTTTTACGTAAATGACTTAATGCTGAATTATAAGACAAACGATTTAAATCCTGAACTACGCCGATTCTTTTTGTATGTGACTGTGCTCCCCAATTACCTTTGAATGCTTTTCGGAATCCTTCCTCTACATATTTTTCACTGAATACTGTTTTATAATTTTGTTCGACTAAACTCTGTAAGTTATCTTCATAAATGGCTTTATTAAAAGTTAATATCTCTTCGTAACCTTTATGAATCTTATTTAGCTGCATGGTATAATACTCGCGAAATAATTCATACATTAATGTTCCTACTAATTCTATTCTCTTATATTTGAAATTATCACGGTCAGTTGGTTCTTCTACACCAGTATAAACTGATAACAAACGTTTTGTAATATAACCAAGATAATATGCTTTATCCAAATGATTGGTTTCACCTACATGAGGTAAAAAATAATCAGCCAATATTTCTTGGGCGTGTGATACGGTTTTTCCTTTAGTTAATGATGCTATGTATTTTAAAGCGGTTACTTGGTTTAAAATTCCCCCCGCATCGTGAACTGATGGAGTAAAAATATCGATTAAACTACTGTTTTTATCCATGTCTAATAAACACATTGTAATTATTTGTTTATCGGATATTATACCTAACGCACGGAAAACAATAAACAATGGAACTGGTTTTCTTACATTTGGTATAACTACAACTATATTTTTAAACGTATATGATGATGTCGGTGCCATTATTTTTACAGATAGCGTTCTGATTGGTTTTGATGCGTTCTCTGATACAGAACGTATTTCGGCTGAATATAAATATTTTTCATCTCCATCTTCATCTCCCATTTTACGAATATACAACATATTATCACCAAACTTCTCTTGAGAAACTACTGTTTTCTCTTTGCCGTCTATTATAAAATATCCACCGTGGTCGTTTCTACATTCACCCATGGTATGTCTTACATCTGCTGGTAATCCGGATAATACGCAATAATTTGATTGGACCATTATTGGAAATCTACCCAACAATACCTTTTCTATTGTGGCATTTCTTACTTGAGTATTATTATCTAACATTGATTTTTCGGTTAATTCTCTTATTAGGGCAGTATCGTCAGTTGTTAATTCATCCACCACACGTTTTTTTCCCTTACGTTTAGGAGCTCCACCTTCCATTTCTTTTTGCTCCTTACTTTCTTCTATATCAATATCAGTTGGGTCGTAATTTTGGGTTTTAAAATTTATAAATTTTTCTGGTTCAGTATATTCGCCACCTGTAAATAACTCATCTGGACCTACTAATTGAGGTTCCTGACCTTTATCTAAAATATCAATGTATTCTATTTCTATATCATAATGTATTGTCATTCCATATGTCATATTCCTTAATCTTGCTTCATTTGGAAACATATAATGTGAATTATTATCGTCGTATATTACTGGTTTTCCAAAGTATATCTTATCTCCATTTTTACCACCAAAATACATTATGCATTGACTACGATAATCATTAATATCTTTGTCAAATTTCGTTCGTATACGTAAAGGATTCTTCTCTTTAAATATTTGAAATATTCCATTTTTAAAAAAATCATTATACGATTCCGTATGGTGTCTTACTAAACTTTGCGGATTATCTTGAAAATACTTATCCATTAACTTCCATATTGTTGAATTATCCATATCAAGATGTATATAAAATAGAGAACATATATTTATACATTTTTTTTTTAATATTTTTAGTAATCTCTCATAATTATTTTCTTTGTATAGTATATAATTTGTTATGGATAACTTCCTTCAATCTGTATTTGGTCCTCTTGGTAAAGATTACTGCCTTTACTTTTACTTTCTTTCTATGTTAGGATTCTTCCTTCTTGCTCTATTGGTTGTATCCAGTCTTATGGTCGGCATCTCTCAGCGTAAGGGATTTGACTTCTACTTCCAAATGGTAACTGTTGCTGTCGGTTATGCTATCTTTTACTTCCAGAACCGTCTTTTACACTCTATGTGCGTAGGAAGTGTATAAACCAAAATATTTAGTATATAATATATAATACACATATGGATATTTTATATTATAGTAATTACTGTCCTCATTCTCAAAAAGTTCTACAGACATTGGTTAAAGGCAATATGAGCGATAAAATAAGTTTTATATGCATTGATAAACGAGTTCAAGACCCAAAAACGAATCAAACTTATATTATTCTTGAACATGGTAGTAAAGTTATTTTACCACCTAACGTACAGAGTGTTCCTGCTTTGTTATTAATTAATGAAAATTATCGAGTTCTATACGGCAGTGAAATCGTCCAACGATTTCATAAAGATATTAAACAAAAAGCGAATATTGCTACAAAATTCAACGGAGAACCTATGTCATATCAGTTATCGAAAGGAAATGGTGGCACTAATATTATGTCAGAACAATATACTATGTATGATATGTCACCAGAAGAACTAAGCGCAAAGGGTTCTGGTGGAAATAGACAAATGTTTAATTATGTTTCTTATGATAACAATTTACAACTTATACAAACACCGGATGACACTTATAAACCGGATAAAGTCTCCAATAGTGTTACTATTGATTCTTTACAACAAAGGCGTATGGATGAAATTAATGAAATTATGCCAAATAAACAACCATTCGGACAACAAATTACTAATTAAAACAATATAAATAATATGTTAGTTTAATTATTATAATATATTATGGCTGATAAACCCACTCTTAGTCGTGCTTTTAATACCCACCTTCTTGAATTCTTTGACGATATTATTCGTATTTATCCTGATAATACGGATATTGTAAAGGCAAAAACCTCATTCGAAACCATTAAAAAGGCAAACCCTTCCCTTATTGTTAAGGCATGGTTCCAAAAGGTATATACTCCTTACCAATCTGTTATTGATGCTGGGGATATTTCATTCTTTTTCGATAAGGATTATTCACAAGACCTTCAATCTGTTTCTAATGCTGGAGAGATTATGGCTATGATTGATAAGATTAGACAGCCGGTTCGCACTATGAGCGATGAAAACAAAGACCATTGTATGGGATATATTCAAAACTTGAGTAAGCTTTCTGTAGCTTATTCAAATATGTAAGTTATTGATATAACAAATATAATAGTTCACAAGGATTTAAAATATTCAAATATTCTTTCACTTTATTTCTAGTTATTTTCTCTTTATTTTCCTTCCTCAAGGAAGGAATGTAAACTTTCTTATGTATTTGTTCTACATAACGCTCATATTTTTTTGGCATTATTATATTGTTCTTAAAAATATACTTACTCAAATAGTGTTGATGTATAACAGTTATTAATCTTTCATATTCATTATGGACTGTATCACGAATATTTCTGGTGCTCCGGTATATTCTGTTATATTCATATAATCTATTGATTCTGCGAATACATAAATATTCATACGCATAAAATGGATTTATCAATGACATCGTTTTATGTGACAATAAATCCGCATTTAATATTTTTGTTTTACACCCGGTATATGTATCTATTAACATATAACCGTCCAAATCTTCATTTATAAAATGGGTTTCTTCGTAACTATTTACGTCATATTGCTGTGGAAAATAAATCAATCCATTCATATTTTTTAAAAATTCCCAATTCTCATATTCGATACAAGGTATGTATTTGACATTGTTATCATCAATTTGATATACTGATACCAAATAAAATTTATCTACTCCATTGTCTTTTATATAATTGTTCTTCAATGTAAATGTATAACTATATTTTTTTGATACATACTCCAATAACGGCGTATAATGGTTATCATCAATATTCAAACATTCTTTGAACCTATTTACAATATCTTTTACTTTTGATTGTGTCGATAATCTCCATTTATCACATCGTTCATCATATGATAAATTTATCATATCTCCATTTATATACTCTTTTACTACTATACTGGGAGTAAATTCTGGATAATATTGTTTAAAATGCTTATATTCTAATGCTTTTGGAGGAAAATAAAAGAGTACTTTTTCTTCTGGATACGAATATATTACTGTCCTATATAATCTGGTTTCTTCGTCGTTATAACATAGCATATTCTTATCATAAGAAAACGAATAATATAACAAATTTTCATAATTGTATATGCTTTTTTCTAAGTTTTTATTCAATAGATGTTTCATACTTATATGTAACCATCTATTTGAATTCATAGCTTCCATAATTACTTACATAAAATATATGATAGTTTTTATACTTATTTGATTATGAAATAAGTTTTGTATGTAATATAATTTAGATACATATTATATATTTTAGTATTATATTATAATGGAAACAACTAATAATTCTGATACTAATATCAATGATACACCTACTAATGATAATACTAATCAATCTATTCAATTAGAACTTGGCGATATTATTGAAATTTTCGCACCATCTAATAATGATATTCACGAATTAACTGGACTTATCACTTATATCGACCAAAATAAGATTAAACTTATTAACAGTGCTACCGGTAAACTACACGTATTAAACATTACTGAAGATGGTTCATTAAGTGACGAGTCTATTACCAGTATCCATCTTCTTAATAGAAGCGATGAAAAAGGTTATGCAAGACAATTTAACTTGTTACCCAAAACATGGATTGATATTCATTTTGGCGGTGAAATTCCTGCTATCATTACCGGTGAAATTACCAATTTAGAAGAAGATATGATTGAAATTACCACCTTTCCAGAAATCAAGACTATTTACTTGAATTTTGGTTATAAGGGTTTACCTGAAAATATCCCCCTTGAAAGAATCGTTATTCGGTCCAAGCCCGACTCCTTAAAAAATGTTCCTTCTCTTGCTATTGTTCGTGAAGAAATGGAAGAAGGGGAAATTTTTGAACCTGAAAACTACCAACAAGAAGATACTGCTACTATGGATTTTACCGAAACCGGAGAATCTATTATTAAAATTCCCGAAGATGGTAAAACCGAAGAAAATATTCGCGAATCCTTACATAACTTGTATATTGATGCAAATGCTATCATCTTTGGTGAAAGTTTAGACGCTTTCGAACAAGTCGTTGAAATACCCGAATCTCAAAAGAGATATAGTATTGAAGAACAAGTGAATGATATGATTGATGAATTACTTTCTACCATACCCAATAGCCAACGTTCTTTACGTGTTATGAATAATATTCACTTATTAATTGAACGTTTCAAGGAATTGAGAGAGAAATTTTCTAAATTTGATACCAATCAAAATGTATATGATGTCAATATCAAAGGCTATTACAATAAACCCCTTATTGAAAAAATATATAATATTGATACTCAATTGCGTTGGTTAATTCCTATTGTTTCTAACAAAAATGAAATTTGTGTAAAAGATGCTATTGAAACTGATGATATTCAATTGATTAACCAAGACCACTTAATTGAACTTGAAAAAATACAAAACTCCTATTTTAAAGAAAAAACTAACGCTCAGGCATTTACATACAAATCCTTCAATTTACGCACCAATTCTTTATTAAGTAACTTTTCTAAACCCGATAACACTGAGAGTCATCTTGAAACTAAAGAAGTGCTAACTAATATTGATGCCATTGTTGATAATTTAGGTGATTTTAGTTCAACGGTTTTCGACCGTAAAAACGCATTGGCAAATAAACAATATTTAATACAACGCTACAATCTCGGTTTATCTACTATTGAAAAACAAGATTTGAAAGCCGGTAAAACTGTATATTTACGTAAACCTATGACTAGCAATGATACTATGGCTATTAAATCAATTATGATGATGCCTGAACCTATTGTTCGTTTTTCCGCCATTGATTTACCTAACACTAATATATTACAAAAATCAACATTACACGAGAATTTCGTCTCCGCATTCCGATTATTAAGAAAGAATACTGAAATTATTCCGCATGTTATCAATGATCTTTCCAAGGAACTTGATTATGATAAAATGGAAAATGAATCCAAGGTTGAATTTTTATCCGGAATACAAGAGTTCATTCTTGGAAATGAGGTATCCAGTGACAGTTATGACAATGATAAATTCAAACAATTTTTAGAGGTTATTATACCCAAAACACATTTCTTCATTAAATCTGTCAGAAAATACGTTAAAAGCAAAATTTCATTTCTAGGGTTTGTAGAACAATTAGAACCTTTTGCAGTGTATCCTGAAGATATTACTTTTAAACAATACAGTCAAATCAAGTATTTTATTCGCGAACGTATTCGTGAAATCAAAACATCTATTATTGAAAAGACTAAGAATTTTAACTACATTAAAAATGCTACGTTCAATACAGACCCTTTCAGTGGTAATACCATTATGAAATTCATCAATAACAACAATGAATTAACCGAGAAGTTTTATCAGAGTTATCCTCTATTATTTAAAGATAAGACGAATACCAAAATGACCCCACAAGAAATACTCTCACATTTTAACGAAACTGATAATAGCAAACTGTATACTAATTTTGTTACTTCCGTCCTTATTTCACTTATTACTCCTGAAAATTTGAGCGATGCTATTAATGTTCCCGATATTGATGATATTACCGATAATGAAAAAATTAAACCTACTGACTGTTCGAAACGCTTCTTAACCAAAAAATATACATCTATCAAAGATTTACAAAACGATAACAATGAAGAAGAAATATATTATGATAAAGACTTTGACGATACACCTTACAAAATTCTTGAAAAATACAAAGACGAACAAAAGAAAATGGTTCCCGAATTGTTCCACGAATTCTTGGTTGAAAATCTTATCCATAAGCATAACGCACCTAAAGAATCTGCCAAACAACTTGCTACTGACATTATTGCTGGTAAAAAAATGATTACCGATGGCGAATATGCTATGTTGGAAATTAAACCTACCTTACAAGATGGCAGAGAAATGGATGCTTTGTCTGATAAAGAAAAAGAAGCGGTTGAAATAGAACAAGATGTTCGTAAGAAAATTTCTTACTACAGAAGAGTCAAAAATAATTGGGTTAGTGATACATCTATCAATGAAGAAGCCTTTTTAGATACCAATACTTTATTTTGTAATATTAGTCGCGAATGCTATAAAAATAGTAATACCAGTGTTTGTGAAACAAACGACTTTACAAAACTTCGCATTCAGAAAGAAACTCGCAACAAATTATTAAATGAATTTGATAAACGTTATGAAATCTCTATTGAAGAACTCGAAAAACGTCTCCAAAGCAATATTGACTATCATACTGATATGCTTCGTAAATCCAAAATATTAAGAGATATTCAATTATATAAAGCCAATAATCTCGCCTATACCATCGGAACTACTGCTAATGACAATGATATTTTAATGTCACCTCATTTACAGTTACGTGATTTAATTCTAGGGCAGGACAATTTTACCAAGAAACAACAAGATATTGTTACCTTTGTTAAAAAATATTGTAGAACTCCTATGGTTACTGAACTGAACGAACACCATGCTTGGTTATATTGTAAAGATACTAATACTAAATTAATACCTAATTCTATCAGCCAACTTGCTACCACATTTACTACCGGAGCTGATTATAATCAAAAATTGGAAGAATTATGTCACTCTAATGGTATTTTAAGTGATGATGGTGATTCTATTGTTGATAAATACAGTGGCTTCATTCTTCGTAAAATAGACTTCAGTACTGAAGAAGGATTTGATGAAACTGGTTTCCGTATTACATCCAGAGATATTATCGAAAAAGACCTCGGAACAGTTGTAGCAGAATCTCTTGGTAAAAAGAAACAACGTGTCTTTGAGAATAAACTATCTGAAACTATTTATAATGTTTTTTCTGCTATTGGTAGCAATATTGATATTAATGTTGATGATATTGAAGAATTTGTTATGAGAACTTCTTCTGAAATGATTGAAAAGAACATCTTAAAAGAAGAAATTTACATTCGTAAATCCAAGAAATTAGAAAAAGAAAAAGGAAAATCTCTCGGACCTTATCAGAAATATTACAATGAAACACTTATTATTATTATTGCTTCCGTCTTTATTGTTGCTATTCAAACTGCTATTCCCAGTTTTAAACCCAAAAAGACTTTCCCTGGTTGTGTCAGGTCCTTTACTGGCTATCCTATGGATGGAGCTGAAGATATTACAGGTATTAAATATATTTCTTGTGTTTTACATAAGATTAAAAGCCAAATCTCTCCTTGGGATGCTATTAAACAACTTAAACCTGATACTATTGCCAATCGTATTAAAACCACCATCGAACAACACGTTTTAAAGCGCAATGATATTATGGAAATGTATGTTCGAAAACGTGAATATATTATTTTAAATCCAGACACCGTGTTACCAGAAGAACATAATATTGAAAAATGGAAACAATTTATGCCTCCAGTTGTTAAGTTCTCTGTTGTCAAATCTCTCCGTGATGTTAGTAGCGAATTCAAAAAGGATTTCCTTGAGTTATTGCGCTATGGTAAACTAGACCAATATAAATCTGTTTCCGTTTTAAAAAGCAGAATCGCTCAATATGGATATGGTATTATTGAATACATTAATCATATTGTTAGAAACAAAGACCAACTTCTTAAGACATCATCTCAATTACCCTTCTTGGAAAATGCTTGTTGTAATGAAAACAATTTTACAAATCCTATAGCATATTTTAACGAAGAAAACGAGAACATTCAGGTTAGCATCAAAACTGCCAGCAAATTGGCTGAAATTATCCGTGATTTTAATGTTCTTACAAAGGCTCCTTCCCTTTATCACGAACCATTCACTGGTATCAAACATTCCGTTGTTTCCAATGGCAATTTAGAAGAGCTTATTTATTCTACCATTATTCATTACTGTAATTTCGATAGAGACCTTCCGGTTCCCGATGCGTATAAAACCGTATGTAGCGAACGCCCTCCTGAATATAATACAAAAGCTAGTCTTACTGATAAGATTGAGTTCCTCAAAAGAAACGGTAAAACATATACCGAAAGTGATTTACACAAACTCATGAACTTAGTCTTTCAAAAGAACCTTATTGAAATCGATACACCTGTCAAATTTAACCAAGTTACTGTTATGAAAGAAATCATAAGCAAATTGGAATTAACCGATTCTACTATTATTGAAGCGCCTTTAAGAAAACATATGTTAAAAGTTCTCAACAAATACAATCCAAAGGCTATGACTAATGAGAAATCGGATGAATTGAAAACATTAAATAAATATTTGACTACTACAAATAAACGCCTATACAAAGATATTATTACATTTTTAGATAAACATGGAAACCTTAGCGAAACTGAATACTCCAAAATTAATTCATTTTTAAGTAATATTACAAAATGGTCTATTGACAAATCTATGGTTGATACGAATAGCTATTCTGACTCTGGGTTACATTCGGTTATTCAATTTATTAAAAATGTGTGTTTCTCTTTCAGTAGAACTTATCCTTCGGCATTGTTACATGATGACTCTTTTTATGATACTGTTCCACCGCACTGGGGAATTAGTTCAGTTCATAAAGAAGATGTGTCTGTGTTTATTAACCAATATTATAATACTCTTCAGGTATTCAAACATGATAAAATTATTTCACGGTTATTACTCGAAATTGGTAATCGGTTATCTACTATAACTATGTTTATGGATAATATTCCTATTCATACCGAGATTGTAAAGGATATTGATGAAAATAGACAAACTTTTCACTCGATTTTTGATAAATCTACCATATATGAACTGTATTCATACTGTTTCTACTCCATTATCTATGAGTATATTGTATTGGCTAATGATACGAATTTACTTATAGCTGACGTTCAAATTTCTAAGATGGAACGACGTCAGGAAATTGTTGATGAAAATGACATAACTACTACATTATACAGTGAAGGCGCGGAACTAAATGAAAACAATGCAGAAATGAATAATACTTTGGAAGAAATAAACATTCAAACCGGTAACTTATTAGAACTGAAAGAACGTGTAGCTTCTTTATTGACCGCATTCATCAACATTGAAATTAAGAATAAGAGTTTTATCGATACATCTTACGAGACTTTTATTCATAATGTTAACCGTTCAAAAGATAAGGAAAAACAAGGTATTATTACCAGATATGGTGCTATGACTATAGAGGAACGCAAAATAGAAAAAATGTTCCAACAACATAAGATCGGACGCTGGAATATAGGACAACAGAAAGATATATTCCAATATAATCCTGAAACCTATAATAGAGAACGCCAAGAAACATTAAATCAAAATGAAGATTTAATAATGATGCCTGGCGAATATGATAGAGAACCTTTGGATATATATGACCTTGAACGAATTGATGAATATAATCCCGGTGATGATTATAACCGTGATACATACGATTTCAGCGAACTTAATGAAGATTATATGGATGGTGACTATTATCCCGAAGATCGTGATGAGGATGATTTCCCAGAAGATTAAATTGTCTTTTACATAAATTTTTTATATTGATATTTTAGATTACAAATATCAATATGTTAAAAGGATTTGTTCGTTATCATAAATTAAGCATTTCTATCGTCCTATTTATTTTATTGTTCTCTTTAGTCCATTCCATTAAACCTACTATGTTGTATAATGATGATGGGTCATTTAGACAATTTGGCGTTGGATATAGACACAAAACTGTCATCCCCATTTGGGCGGTTTCTATGGTTTTTGCTATTTTTTCATATTTGTTTGTTATGTACTATTTAGCGTATATGTGAGTATTTTTTCGTCCATTAATATTTTATATAATAATGGACGAACCTAGTTTAATTGAACCTTCAGTAAAGAATTACATGTTTAATACATTGCAAAAATGCCACTCTAATCGGGTTAATATATATTTTTATGCTCTTAATATCGGGGTTCTCCTCATTTTTGCTGCTATTGTTGGTATGACCCTATATTATTGTTATACTCAAAAACCTACCGATTATGAACGACAACAAAAACTTATACGAGACCAAGAATACGTCATGTCGAAAATTAGATATTACCAAGAAGAAAAGAAAAGTAACCACGAATCACAATTTTCCAGTATTTCTAATCTACCTTTCACGTCTGGTTAAAATGAATTTTATTATATGCATAGTCTATAAATTAACATGAATATTACAGAACAACATCGAGAACATATCATTGTTGAAAATAACACCGCACAAAAACAATTATTAGATATTTTAGAGAACTATTCGAGACAATCCACCTGCTTAATTGTTAATGGTGCATTACACGGCGATATTGACTTTTTACAACTTCGAGAACTTGGATTCAATTTGATTGATACTATACAATTACCTCAAGGCGAAATTACAAGCATTCGCAACATACCCAAAGGGATTAAATCTTTCACATGCACTAATAACCTACTTGATTCTCTTGAAAATTTACCTAGTTCTCTTACTCACTTAAACATTTCTGATAATGTTATTACGTCTATTAATGTATCTAATCTCGATAAACTTGAATTCCTCAATGTTTCTCATAATAAACTCGCACAATTGGAGAACATTCCCAAAAATTTAGTAGAATTATTATGCGATTTTAATCAATTACAACAACTTGACCTTGAAGGTAATGACAAACTCAAAACTCTTAATATTTCCAACAATAAAATTACACTTATCGAGAACTTACCCGAAAAAGTGAATCTTATTTTCGATAATAATCCCAGTATTGAATTCCGTAATTCCGATACTTCACAAATCGGCGGTAATAATACTCCAGAACAACAAGACAATACTAACTATACTGAAGCTCTTAATGAATATTTTAGATTAAAAAATGAATATGAAACTGCTTTACACGCTAAACGAATGCAAATATACGGCAAAGAACCTAATAAAAAACTGGCTAAACGTCGCATCAACAAATACACCCCTCCTTGTGTTAAATGTAAAAGAAACGTTGGCACAGTGTTCTCGAGAAAAGATAACTTATATACCGCTATTTGTGGAGATACTAGAAATCCTTGTAGTCTTGACATCAAAATCTTTCCCGGACTCTTATTAGACTTCAAATCTATGCTCGAACTAAATAAAGAAATTTTCGATGAAGTTAGTGATATTATTATCAAGCAAAAACTCGATACACTTTTTAATTATGTTTCAGAAGACGAAGCCGTTAAACAATTCAAAAAACAAATCGAATTATACAGCGAAAGTCAAAACAATTATATTGAACTCCTTGATAAATATAATGAAATGTATAAAAATAAAGATACTCTCGAACTCATAAAGAAGAAAGAAAACCAAATATTCGAAGACATTGATAAGAATAAACAACTTATCAACGAATTTAAGAAAACGAACAATCGTGAATTTTTAGTCAGTGCTGTTGATTTCCAAATTAACAATATTTTACCTGAAATACGTAACCTACGTTCATTAAAATATGAAATTATGGAAATGAATTTTGATACAGTGAATAACCAACTTGTAAAAACTCTTTTTCAACAACCCGTTTCACTATCTAAATTAGACTATAAATCCGGTGAAGAACAACGTGTTATCAGCTTCACTGTATAAATATACACATTTGAATATTCAAAATTGTATATTTAGCAATCGTTATAATTGGATACACTATCCCATACTACACCATGTTTGTTACTCCACTCCTTTTTAGCGCAGATTTCCTGTCCGGATGCCTTCCAATCTTCGTGAGAAAAGTTAATTACGTTTTTATCTGTATCTATTCCGGGGGTGCTTCCCTTAACAGAATCACTTAATAATCCTCCTTCATACATTGTTCCCGTGTTCTTATCGTCTGAACCTGGAATAACGCAATTCTTGTCTTCATCGATTACCCAATGGTCGGGACAAGTTGTGCTTTGGGGTGGATATGCTGTTGTTCCTTCACCATATGTCATTACTACACCCACATAAGTAAGTACTAATATTAATGCTACTACTGCTACAAATATAACTATTGTGTAAAAATTATCCATTATATACTATTTCTATACATTTTGTTCTTGTAGCATCACTAAATATATTTAGTGGTTAGTTCTCAACACCGTTTATTTTATCTATGAAAATATATAACAATTATATAAATACAATGAATAATTTTTCTCCTGTTAATGTCAATAAAAATGATAAGATTATAGATCTTGAGAGATACAATGGACGTATTAACCTCAGTGAACCACCTTCCACTGATGTTATCTTCCAAATGCAAGAAAAAATAGCCATCAAAAATAAATCTACTGAATATCGTGAAGCCCTTGGAGGAACTTGGGAGTCTAATGTTCTCGCTCAAGTATACTTCTCCGCTGGTAACGTTCAAATTATACAAAACGCACTCCGTGCTGGTGTTTATAAAGCATCTCAAAACAAATTTGTTATCGCACCTCAAAATGTGGATACTCTTAAAGTTATTATGCGTAGTGTTTATTTACAACACGCCGAACACAGAGAAGATGATATCACCGGTCAAGTTGAACGTCTAAATCAACTTGTTCTCGATTATTCTATTCCTTCTGTTTATAATTCTGCTGTTAGTTATATGAAATACTGCCAAGACCAAAGCACTCTTGTGGTTCCTCTCGAATTACCACGTAGTCACGACCGTGATTACAAGCAATTGGAACAAAAGAACTTTATGTAATTTCTATAATATCTAATATTTTCCATATTAGATCTTATTCATTTTTTATACGTTGCTTATCTATTACCGTTTCTTTCAATATGTTATTGATGATTTTGTTCTCGAATTTTAGATCTTCTTCTTTTCCATATCCACCTAGTGATGCTTTTGTATACGCAAAGAACTTATCACATTCTGGTGTATCTAATATATCTGAATTTGGGTTTAAATCTCTCCAAGGATGCACCTGTTCTTTGTTTTTATTTGCTACTATACGGACTGCCTTTCTTAAATGGGTCTTGTTTTCATCTTCCTTCGCCCACTTATCCGAATCTTTTACATATACTACTTCTCGTTTTAAATCAGTACAGTGAATTGGTCTTGTGTGTGGTTCCATATCACGGATACGTTCCACCATTATATTTGATATTCCTTTTACAAATCCTAATTCACCTGTGTTAATAAAATCATTTACATTCAACTCTATTGATTGGATGAAATCATTCAAATTTATAGCATCTTTACAAGTCTCATTCAAAAACACATTCAAATTAAACTTATTGTTATTGGTTATATTTGTTGTATTGTTATTTGT